TCATTCGTCGCTCTTTGAGGATGAGCTCTTGCCGCCGACCAACAGCGGACGCCGTACAATGCCAGCCTCACGCAGCGCGAGCGCTATGGCCTTCTTGTTCGCTGCCTCAATGATCCGTGACAGGTCCGAGTCGCTCAACCCGTCAGGCAATTCCCAATACCCTCCTGTAGCGTCATTCGCATGCTCGTCCACCGCGAGTGACGTTTCCAGCCTATGAACGATCTCAGCGTTCATCGATCGATTGTTGGCGTCAGCGGCAGCTCTGATCCTATCGCGGAGGCCGTCCGGCATGCGGACGACGTACTTCTCTTGAGGCTGGAAGGGCTTCACGGTCATGATGGCTATCAGCCATACAAATTTGCTTGACACAATGCTGGCTTGTAGCCATGGTTAACCGATGATGGCATTTAGCCATCATTTACTCCATGGAGACATCTGGAAATGAGTGAAGAACCGACGATTGAACTCGTCTGGGGGATCGAGGCCATCGCCAAGGTCATCCAGCGCACGCCCCGTCAAACCTACCACATGCTGGTCAGTGGCTATCTTCCTGCCAAGCAGGTTGGAAATCGATGGGTTGCCGAGAAGGGCAAGCTGTTGAGCTTTATTCTGGCGGCGGCGTCATGAGCTCGCGAGACGAAGAAGGTCCGGCAGAGGCGGCAACCTCTCCGGACCATGGCTCCCACAATTCCCGCAAAGGAACGAAGAACATGAGAAGCGATATCACGGCTTCGACACGAGTTCCAGAATTCCCGCTCCCTGCTGCCAACAAGGGACCAGGAGACGATCTGGCTCACATGACGGGACTGCTGCGCATCGTCCGCCTCCTCATGGAGGCAGGCGCCAGCAAGGGCCTCAGCGCAGGTGTCGTTCACGACCTACTGGCGCTGGTGTGCCTCTGCATTGAGCAGGCGTCGCCCCTGCAGATTTTCCTCGACGACTTGAAGGATGCACTTCCGGTCTACCGGGAGAGCCGCCGCATAGACGTCCTGGCCCGATCGGGAGGCGCTGAATGACAACCAAACTGTCATGCAGCGGTTGCCGCTGGCTCAATCCGAATTTCGGTACTGGGCGAAGTTTCAATGGGGCCAGCAATGTCCGCTACGGAGAGTGTCGCAAAAACGCTCCAATCGCCGTCGTCAACGAGTATGACGAAGATGAGCGGGCCTTCCCGATTGTGCGGTTCGAAGACTGGTGCGGGGACTTCAACAGTCAGGACGGCGAAGTTGTTAGATGAATACGTCATCGCCCACGCCTGTAGACACGATCGTTCGACATCCGACATTCGGGCAGGGTATCGTCGTCTCTTCATCCGATGAAGAAGTTCAGGTCTATTTTCGAGGGAGGCAGGAGACGCGTCGTTTCCGGCCTCCCCTGCCGCTTTGGCTTCGTAGCCAGCAGAGGACGGCGGATACCGTCGGCGAGGCGCGGGTCGAAATTGATCTGCCGATAGTGACAGCTTCATCATTCGCGGACCGGGAAGTCCCTGAGCGGAAGTTCCTCGACGCGCGTCATCTTTTCCCAATGAACAACGTCACTTTGCTGTCTGGCGATGGCGGTACAGGAAAATCCTTGCTGGTCATGCAGCTTGCCACGGCCGTCGCCAGCGCGAAACGTTGGCTCGGTCAGGATGTACGAGCCGGCACGGTCCTCTACTTCTCTGCCGAGGACGACGAAGCTGAAACCCACATCCGGCTCAGCGAGGTGTGTGCGGCCGAAGGCATCGACCTTGCCTCGCTCGACGCACTTGGAATATCGGTCATGGCGGGCCAAGACGCAGTGCTCGCCGTCGAGAATTCCCGAATGTCTGCACTGCAGGCGACACCCCTATGGAAGGCGCTGACCAACGCCGTCCACGCGAATTCCCCTGTCCTGCTTGTTCTGGACAATCTCGCGGACGTGTTCTCTGGCAACGAGAATTCCAAGCCCCTGGTGAGGCAGTTCATCGGCATGCTGCGAGGGCTTGCGATCAGCGAAAAGTGCGCCATCGTTTTGCTCTCCCACCCTTCGGTGGCGGGCATGAACAGCGGTACGGGAACGAGCGGCAATACAGCCTGGAACAACTCCGTTCGCTCCCGCCTCTACCTGCGGCGCGTACTCGAAAGGGATGGTGACAGCATCACCGAGAGCGACCCGGACCTGCGCACGCTGACAACGATGAAGGCCAACTACGGCCCATCGGGCGCAGAGGTGCGTGTTCGATGGGAAGCTGGCCGCTTCGTCGCTGTAGACGAGACTCGATCAGATGCGGGCGATCCGATCGCACAGGCGACCAAGGCTGAGCGCGTCTTCATGCATCTGCTGCGGTGGCATCTTCGTCACAGCATCTACGTTTCGCCCAACAAGAGCAGGTCATGGGCGCCATCGGTTTTCGCAGCCCATTCGCAGGCGGAGGGTGTGAAGGCTAAGCAGTTCGAAGTTGCCATGACGATCCTTCTCGAACATCGCCGTATCGAGGTCTACACGCATGGTTCAATGGCGCGCCGTCGACAGCACATCGGTCTTCCGATCGGTGCGGATATCGATGACGAGTAGGCTTCCAACCGCCCTTCCAACCGCCTTCCAACCGGTTGGAAGCTACACGTTCCAACCGTAGAAAATAGGGCTTCCAACCGGGTGCGCGTCCAACCCTAGATACTACGTATCTATTGGCCGCCGCCCATTGGCGGGCGCGGCCACCAACTGGCATGGGCGGCTCACCTGATGCTCCGTGGTCGGAATTCCGGCCACGCGCCGCGCCGACATCAAGTACCCCGGGGGTGGTCTTGAACTTCTGCCCCCCAGCGGGGACCGGCGGGGGGGCCTTCGCGCGCGATTTGCTAGTTGAGATTTGGAACTACCGAGTTTCATTGCATCTCATTGCAACTTACGTAACTAATTGTAATTTATAACTTTTCTCGTGATTTCCAGGCGGATCGGAGTATGATCCGCGGCCATGCGCATTGGCCCCTTCATCCTTTTCGAGCGGAAGCAGACCGACGCCGACCTGCTTGCAATGCTGGGCGGTGGGGCGCCGACGTCTACCGGTATTGCCGTGTCGTCGGAGACCGCTTTGCGTGTACCGGCCGTCGCGGCAGCTGTTCGCACCATCGCCGAAGCCTGCGCCTCCCTCGACCGCAAGGTTGTGGCGATTGCCGATGACGGTTCGGAAACCGAGGATCGCGATCACGCGGCGCATGTACTGCTGACCACCGAAGCGAACGACTGGACGTCGAGCTTCGAAATGATCCGGCAGATCGTCGTTGATGCGCTGACACAGGATGCAGGCGGGCTAGCCTGGGTGAACTGGCTTGGCGGCAGGCCGGCCGAGATCATCCGCTACAACACGGGCATCATCGGCGTCGAATTCGATGCCACCGGCACTGGCGAGCCCAGCTACCGGATCAATGGCCGCCCAACGCCAAGACAGCAGATCCTGCACCTGCGCGGCACTTTTCACAAATCGCCCGTCACGCTCTGCCGCGAGGCAATCGCGGTGGCGATCGTCATGGAACGGCACGCTGCGCGCCTTTTCGGCAAAGGCGCGCGTCCTGGCGGCATCATCGAGACGCCGAAGAACGTCGGAGACGAGGGCTCCAAGCGTATGCTGGCGGGCTGGCGATTGGCGATGGATGGCGCCGACAACGCCGGCAAGACGGGCGTGCTGTGGGACGGCGCTCAGTGGAAGCAGATGACGTTGACGAGCGTCGACGCACAGTTTCAGCAGCTGCGCGTCTTCCAGCTGCAGGAGATCGCCCGCGCCTTCAATATCCCGGCCGTGCTCATCGGCGAGCTGTCGCGGGCAACCTGGTCGAACAGCGCCGAGATGCAGCGCCTTTTCCTGATGCTTTGCCTAGAACCGTGGCTGCTTGCGATCGAAGGCGCCCTGCGCCGCGCGCTGTTCCTGAAAGATGAGCGGGCAAGGTTCGCAGTCCGGATACAGCGCGACGACTTTTCCAAGGTCGACCTGTCGGTGCTGGCGACCGCGATCAACAGCTTGGTCGCCTCCCGCGTCATCAACCCGAACACGGCACGCGCTTGGCTGGGCGAACCCGCCTACGAGGGCGGTGAAGCTTACGCGAACCCCAACACAGGCGCCTCACAGCCTGGCGCCACGCCGGCGCCTAAGCCGGCAGACCCGCCCAAGCCTGACAACGAGGATCCATCCGATGACGCTTGACGACATTCTCGCCAACGTCGCGGACCAGGATCGCGGTGCGATGCTCGATCTGGTCAATCCGGTCACTGGCGAGCTTACAGGCATCAGGCTTTGGATCGTTGGGCCGGACAGCGACACTGCCAATCGAGCAAGGCTGGCGCTCGCGGATGAGTTGGCGGAGGCGGCCGACAAGGACGGAAGGGTGTCTGCCGAGAACCGCACCAAGGCCAGGCTAAACGCATTGGCGCGGCACGTCCTGCGCTGGGAAATCACCGAGGGCGGCCAGCCTGTCCCTTTCAACACGAAGAACCTCCTCCGCGTGCTGCGCGTTCACTGGGTGCAGGAGCAGGTCGACACGTTCGCGGCCGATCGCCGCGCTCACCAAGGAGATGCGTGATGGATCGCGTCTTCCTCGAAACCAAGATGATGGCGGACGACGTCGGGGCGATTTCTGGTCTTGCGTGGAAGTTCGGGGTGCCTGACCGGATTGGCGATTGGATCGAACCGGGCGCCTTCAAGGGCGCGAAACTGCCGATCCCCATGCTCTTCGGACATGATCTGAATGATCCGGTCGGGACGTGGGATACGGCGGAAGAGAAGGCTGATGGTCTGCATGTGACCGGCAAGCTGCTCGTTGGGGATGTCTCCCGCGCCAGAGAGGTCAGCGCCCTCGTGAAGGCTGGCGCCGTCCGCGGATTGTCGCTTGGGTTCGTTACCCGCAAGTCATTGGCGCGTCCCGGCGGCGGTCGGACCATCCAATCCCTCGAATTGCTGGAGGCGTCTCTTGTGACGATCCCCATGCACGCCGACGCGAAGGTTCGCTCGGCGAAATCGGCCGTGCAAGCGCTCCAGCTCATCGCCGCTCTCAACCGCGCGACCGCGCACATCGAAAGGACCTGACATGCAGCATGTCACCAAGCAGGCGCTGCGCGGAACTGTGGCGCTCACCATCAAGGGAGACGACGACGATCCTATCGCGATCGTCACGAAGTCATTGGCTGAACTGCAGAAGGCGGTCGACGATCGGCTGAAGAAGGTCGAGGGCGGCACAGAGCTGAAAGCGCTGATGGATCGACTCCTCGACCTGGAGAAGAAGGCCAACCGCCCTGGCGCCCCTGGCGGCAATGCCGATGGACAAGCCGATATCGAGCGCAAGGCGCTGACAACGCTGCTGCGCACCGGCCTCGACGCCGAGATCAAAGCGGCCGCGTCATCGGACAACGACCAAGCCGGCGGCTACTTCGTACTGCCGACGATCGACCTCAGCATCCGAACGCTGATGACGGACGTGTCCACGCTGCGCGGGCTCGCCGAAGTCGTGTCCATCTCAACGGATCGGTACGAGCGCTTTTACTCAATGGGAAAGCGCGGCGCGCAGTGGGTGGCCGAACGCGACGACCGGCCGCAGGACACGGCTCGTCCCGAACTGATCAAGCACTCGTATCCCGTGCAGGAGCTTTACGCTGCGCCGACAGCGACCCGCCACCTGCTCGACGACGCCGCTACCGACATCGCGTCCTGGCTGATCAACAATGCCACGCACGACTTCGCTGAGACCGAAGGCGAGGCATTCCTGCGAGGCGACGGCATCGAAGGCAAGCCGCGCGGCATGCTCGACTATCCGACGCTGTCGACGAAGGACTTCACCCGCGCATGGGGCAACTACCAGTATGTCGCTGCTGGCCACGCTTCGGCGCCGACCGACGCGAACCTCGTGACAGCACTCGTCTCGCTCGTTGCGGCGCTGCGCAAGCCCTACAAGGGCAACGCGCGGTTTCTGATGAACAGCAACACGGCAGTCCGCCTGCGCACCATCGTCGACGGCAATGGCCGCTACCTGTGGGCGCCGACGGGAAACCTCATCGAGGGCGTCGAGCATCCGCTTCTCGGTTATCCCGTCGAGATCGACGAGGGCATGGACGACATCGGGGCGAACAAGTTCCCGATCGCCTTCGGTGATTTCCGGCAGGGATACGTCATCGTCGACCGGCAGGGCATCCGCGTCAATCGCGACGAACTGACGGTGAAGGGCCGTGTGATCTTCGACGTCTACAAGCGCGTCGGCGGGGGTGCTGGCGATTTCAACGCCATCAAGTTTCTCAAGGTCGCGACCAGCTAAGGAGGCCGGCACATGCGCAAGGATCTGTACAACGACTTCACCGCAATGCCGGTGATCGTGCCGGCTGCGAACAGCAACCTGGGGACCACGCCGCTGGTCGGCACGGTGATCGACCGGAAGGGCTATGAAAGCCTGACCTACCTGCTGATCACCGGCACGCTGTCAGACGCCGACGCAACCTACACGGTACTCCTGGAGGAGTCGGACGCATCCGGGTCCGGCTTTGCCGCCGTCGCCGATGCGGACCTGCTCGGCACGGAAGCTGGAGCCGGCTTCACCTACGCCAACGACGGTGTGACCAGGAAGCTCGGCTATATCGGCAAGAAGCGCTACACGCGACTCACCGTAACCCCGGCAGCAGCCGACAGCGGCAACAGTCCGATTGCCGCCCTGGCATTGCTCAGCCGTCCGCATCTGGCGCCTGTGGCATGACATGCAGCCGATGACCCATGACGCGGTCGCACGGATGATCGCGCGCCTCTGCCAGGAGCACGGTCGCGTAACCGTCGATCGAGCGGAGGATGACGCCGGCGTCGTTCTGTCGGTGCGCGCCCGCTCGCAGGAACCGGTTCAGTGTCTCCTGATCAACAAGAGGGGCAAAGGCTGATGCCGTCCCGCGCTCCCCGCGTCTGTGGCCTCTGCCGTGGCGTTCACCCTAATGGGGTGCGTTGCGAAAAGGCCGTCGAGCGGGACGCGGAACGCAAGGCCCGGTTCGACCGGAAGCGGCCCAACAGCTCCCAGCGTGGCTACGACCGCGAGTGGGAGCGCTCAGCAAGGGCCTTCCTCGCCGAACGTGAGAACCGGCTCTGCCGATGCGGCGCGCCGGCAACCGTCGTCATGCACCTGCGCAGCATCAGGTCAGCACCGCATCTGCGCATGGAGCGCTCGAACTGGCGGCCCGGCTGCCATCGCTGCAATGCCATCGACGCCGCCGCCGAGCGGCAGACCGTGAAAGGGCCTCGCAATGTCTAACCTGTTCACCACCGCCGGTAGCAAGATCTACATCGGCACGGCGCCGAAGAGCTTCGGTGCCATGGATATGGTTCCGTCCGATTTCGCCAGTGTCACATGGGTGGAGATCAGCGGCGTCACCGACCTTGGCTCATCCGGCGATGCCGCCGAAGTGGTGACCAGCAATCACATCAATCGCCGCCGGACCCGCAAGGCGAAGGGCACACGTGACGCCGGCAACATGACCGTTGTCGCCGACCTCGACTATGCCGACCCCGGCCAACTGGCCGCCATCGCGGCTGAGCAGACCGATTTTACCTACCCCTTCAAGATCGTCCTGAAGGATGCGCCTCCCGGTGGCACGCCCAGCGAACGCCTCTTTGTGGCGCTGGTCGCGTCTCAGCGCGAGGAGTGGAGCGATGCGAACAACATCATGAAGCTCAACCTGGAGTTGGCGATCGACAGCAACATCGCCCGCGTCGCCGCCGAAGCGTGACCACAAGGAACAAAAACCCATGGCCGACCTCACCATCACGCCCGCCAACGTCAAGCTGATCAGCGGCACGTCCGAACAGCTCGCGGCCGGCGCAGCCCTCACCGCAGGGCAGATCGTCTATCGAGAGGCTGCGACCGTGAAGGCGAAGCTCTCCGACAACGACAGCGCCACCGCCGAGGTCCGCGCCGCCTACGGTTTGACACTGCACGCTGCCTCAATCGACCAGCCCATCGCCGTGGCGAAGAACGGCGCCGTCGTCGATGTCGGCGCGATCCTGACAGCCGGAGTCGACTACTACCTGAGCGGCACGCCTGGTGCTGTCTGCCCGCGTGCGGACGTAACCACCGGTGACGATCCTGTGCGGATTGGGATGGCGCTGACTACGTCTCGCCTCCAGCTCGACTTCAACGACCCCAACGTGACCCTCTGATTGGCGCCCGGGTTGAGGATGAGTGAATGAAGCTCGGTGCCAACGACCTGGATGCGCAGTTCGAGAAGCACTGCAATCTGAACCCCGACGAAGACGTGGAGGTCGCCGGGCCGCTTCTGGCGGCGGCTCGAATTCATATCGAGCGGCTGCTGGGCTTTGCCGTCGACGATGAGATCAAGTTTCCCGAAGGCGCACCTGCGGACCTTCGGTTGGCGATCGTGATGCTCGCAGCGGACTGGTTCAACAATCGCGAAGCAACGCTGGTCGGCACGACCGCAACTGCCATCCCGTTCGGCGTGCGCGAGATCATCGCTGAGCATCGGAATTACACGTTCGGGCTCCCGGATGGAGGGCTCACCGGTGGCTGATGAAGGCGGTATCACCCGACTGCGCAACCGGCTCTCAGCGATCCCCGGCGAGGTCAAGAGGGCTGTCTCGCCGGCGCTGATCAAGCAGGCTCGCGAGATGGCCGCCACCATGAAGGCGTTCGTGCCGGTCGACAGCGGTGACCTCCGCGACAGCATCGCGGTCACTGGGCCGAACCAGAGCACGCCCGCATTCTCGCAGCCGGGAGGCCAGACGGTCGTGCCAGAGTTGTCCGCCGCGGTGACGGCCGGCGACCACGATGTCCGGTACGCGCACCTGGTCGAGTACGGTCACAAGGCGAGCGGGTTCAATGCCGGCGGCGCCGACGTGCCAGCGCAACCCTTCTTCTGGCCTGCCGTGAGGCTTCACAACAAGAAGGCGAGGCGGGCAATCAAGGGCGCGATCGGCCGGGCCGTGAAGAAGAGCTGGGGCAAGCCATGAGCGCTGCGCTAGCCGTCCAGATCGCCATCCGGGCGCGCCTCGTCGATACCCCTGCCGTCGTGGCATTGGTTTCCCCGCCCAGCATCGTCGACAGTCACGCGGAGCGGCCGGACCCGTGCATCGTGCTCGGCGAGGATCAGGAAATCGACGAGGGCCGTCTCGACCGCTCAGTCGCTCGGGTTTTCTCGACCCTGCACGTGTGGAAGCGGGAAGATGGTCTTGAGGGCGCAAAGGCAATCGCAGGCGCGATCCGCACGGCCGTGTCATCCAGCCGCCTTGTTGTCGAGGGGTGGCATTGCGGCGATGCGTTCGTCTCGTCTGCGCGGTTCCTGCGCGATCCGGACGGCGTGACCAGCCATGGTGTTGTCACGGTCGAAACCCTCGTCGCGAGGGTCGACTGATGCGCGCCGGACAGCTCGACCACGACATCACCATCCAGGCGCCCGAGCGCGCAGGAACGACGCCCGCTGGAAGGCCCGTCACGACATGGGTGGATGTCTGGCATGTTCGTGCGGAGATCGTCCAGGCCACCACCCAAGAGTACCTGCGCGGTTATGGCGAGACCGACAACCTTGGCGTCGTCTTCCGCATCCGCTGGCGGAACGCGGTGTCGACGGACAACCGCGTTCTCTACGGCCCCAAGGCGCTCAACATCCGTGAGGTCAAGGAGATCGGCCGCCGCAAGGGCCTGGAGCTGCGCTGCGAAGAGGTCCGGTCATGAAGCAGCCGCGGAGAAAGCCGGTTGCGGAAAAGCATGGTCCGCCCGATCCGCTCGGCTACGGCGAGCGTGCTGTGGCCTTCCTGCGATCGCTACAGCATCCCAAGTCGAGACTGCCCGGGAAGGCATTCCAGCTCGATCCCTGGCAGGAGGACATCGTTCGCCGGATCTATGGGCCGGTCGACGAGCACGGCAACCGCATCGTGCAGAACGTCGTCATTATGGTCGGCAGAGGAAACCGGAAGACCAGCCTCGCAGCTGCGCTGACGCTCCTCCATGCCCACGGGCCTGAAGCCGTGCCTGGCGGAGAAGTGCTGTTCGCCGCCGTCGACAAGAAGCAGGCGAAGCTTGGCCTTACCGAGGCGACCGGGATCATCCAGGCCACGTGGGGAGAAATCTGGCGCAAAGGACAGGCCGCGCGCCTCACCGACGCCGCCAGCGGCATCCGCGACCAGAGCTACAAGAACCGGGTGCTGTTTCCGAACGACAGCTTTCTAGAAGCTCTGTCGAACGACGCGGGAAGCCAGCACGGCCGTACACCGGTGTTCGCGCTTTGCGACGAGATCCACGCCTGGAAGAAGCGTGACCTCTGGGATGTCGTCGATACCGGCCTGACGAAGGTCGACAACTCTCTGCGCGTCACGATCACTACCGCTGGCCGAGGGCGCGAGAACCTTGCGTTCGAAGTCATCGACTACGCCCGCAAGGTTGCCAGTGGGCAGATCGACGATCCATCGACTTTGGCTTTCCTGTACGAGACTCCGGTGGATGCCGATTGGCAGGATGAGGCTGTATGGTCGCTTGCGAACCCCGGCCTTGCCCACGGCTATCCCTCGCTCACGGGCATGCGCAACAAGGCTCGCGTGGCCAAACACAAGCCGGCCGCGCGGGACGCCTTCCGGCAACTCCACCTCAACATGTGGCTGGGCTACAGCGCGGCGCCCTTTGTGGCGATGACGGCATACGATGCATGCCAGGGCGCCGTTGATCTCGACGACCTGGCCGCGATGCAGGAGCCCGTATGGGTTGGCGTCGATCTCAGCACCAACCTCGACCTCACCGCGATCGTCATGGCGTGGGGAAACCCCGACGACGGCATCAAAGTCCATGCTCATTTCTTCGGCCCGGAAACGAAAGCCGCTGAGCGAGACGCCGACGAGGTGCCGTACAGCCATTGGGCCGAAGACGGGCTGATCACGCTTACCGAGGGCGCCGTCATCGACCATCGAATGGTGCAGGACTACGTCGAGGAGCTGTGCGCAACCTACCGCGTTGAGGAGATCGCCTTCGATCCGAAGGGCGCGGCCGTGATGATTGCCAACCTGCTGGAGAAGGGCATCCCGGCAATCGAGTTCCCCCAAGGCGCGCAAGGCATGATGGCGCCCGCGATCAAGGAGCTGGAACGGGCAGTGCTCGGCAGGCGCCTCACGCATGACGGAAGCCCAATCCTGCGCTGGCATTTCGACAACATCACGGTCGGGCGCGATCGCCACGACAACATCTATTTCCACAAGACCAAGAGCAAGGATCGCATCGACGGCGCAGTTGCTTGCGCGATGGCCGTGGGGCGCTGTGCGGCGGCCAACACAGGGCGGTCCAGCTACGACAAGGCGGGCGACGACTTCGAGGAGTGGGCATTTGCGTGAGATGAACCATGGACGGTGAAGAACGGCTCGTCGTCCTCCTCGAGGCGCGCATCCGCGACTTTGAGAAGAACATGCAGCGCGCCAGCGGCACGGGCACGCGCTCTTACAACGAGCTGAGGTCGGGCTCATCGCGAGCGACCCGACAGATGGAAACCGACATGGTTCGGTCCACCAGCCGGATCAACCAGGCTCTAGCGGCATCGAGCGCCAAGATCGGCTCCTATGGCAAGGCCTTTGCTGGCGGCGTCATCGGCGGCTTCACCGCCGGGGGGATCGCCGGGATCACGAAGGCGGCCGGTGAGTTCGCGAAAAGCATCGCATCGGTCGGTGACGAAGCGCACCGCGCAGGCCTCTCGACCACCGCTTTCCAAGAGCTTGCTTACGTCGCCAAGGTGAACCGGATTGAGGTCGATGCCCTCACCGACGGCATGAAGGAGCTCTCGCTGCGCGCCGACGAGTTCATCGTGACCGGAAAAGGATCGGGCGCTGATGCATTCCAGCGGCTGGGATACTCGGCTTCCGATTTGGCGACGAAGCTGAAGGACCCCTCCGCGCTGTTCACCGAAATTATCGGGAAGCTGGGAAAGCTCGACAAGGCGGCCCAAATCCGGATCGCCGACGAGCTCTTTGGCGGTACCGGTGGCGAGAAGTTTGTACAGCTGATCGAGCAAGGCGAGGCCGGCATCCGAAGCCAGATCCAGGCGGCGCACGATCTCGGTGCTGTGCTTGACCAGGAGGTCATCCAACGGGCCGCCGAAATTGACAAGATGTTCGGTGCGATCTCGACCACGATATCGGGTTGGGTCCAGCCGAAGGTCATCTCTTTCCTGTCGGACGTGCTCAGCCTGCTCGACCGCATCAAACCTGCTGTTGGGCAGATGAACTCTACGCTTAATGCGGACCTCGCCATCTACGGCAAGCGCCGGCTGGAAATCGAAAACGAGATCATGGACCTCCAGGCGCGCAAGGCGAACGGAGAGGTCGGCATCGGTGACGGTTACTTCGGTACTGGCGTCGGCGAGACGACGATCGGCGAGCGCATCCAAGAACTGCAGCGTGAGAAGGAGGCGCTGGACGAGAACGAGCGGCGTATCATGGCCGTCGTCAAAGCCCGGCAGGCTGAGAACGACGCCATGGCAAGCAAGGGGAGCGATGGCGGCCCATCCTCGGCCGTGCCGTTTACCTCGCTGCCTCCCGACGACATGACTAAGCGCTACCAGCTTCAGGCGGCGCGAGAGCAGATCGCGAAGCAGGAGAGCGCCGGCAGCGGCGGGTACAAGGCACTCGGCCCGGTGACAGACACCGGCGATCGTGCTTACGGCCGCTACCAGGTTATGGGCGCGAACATCGGCAACTGGTCGAAGCAGGCTCTCGGCACGAGGCTGACGAAGGATCAGTTCCTCAACAACCCCGAGTACCAGGATCGCATCTTCGACCATATCTTTGGCGGCTACCTCGACAAGTTCGGCATGGAGGGGGCCGCCCAGGCGTGGTTCGGCGGCGCGGGCTCAGTTGGTAAAACTGGCCGCAAGGACGTGCTGGGGACGTCGGTCGGGCAGTACGGCAAATCCTTTGTCGACGGCATGAAGGACAGATGGGAGGGCTTGCGCGAAGTCCAGGCGGATACGTCCGGGCTTGAGGCCCAACAGAAGGCCTACGAGGATTTGGGCCAGATCGGAGCGACGGCCTTGCAAGGACTCGCCGACGCGCTCGCGGACGGCAAGTTGGAGGGCAAGGAGGTTCTGCAAATCCTCGTGCGGATGATCGAACAGCTGTTGTCGATGCCGCAGGTTCAACAAGGCATCGGAAACTTCTTCTCAAATCTCCTGGGAAGCCTCGGGGGAGGAGGGTCGGCAGTCAGCGATCCGTGGGCTGGCCTCCGGTTACCCGGATTCGCCACCGGTACAAACTTCGCTCCTGGTGGCATTTCGCGCATTAACGAGCGTGGCGGTGAAATCGTCGATCTGCCACGCGGCAGCCGTGTCATCCCCCACGATATCAGCATGGCGATGGCGCGGTCACAGAGGGCGCCGCAGTTCAAATCGGAGACGCACATCCACAACAATGCCGGGGCGGAAATCTCGAAGGAAGAAAGCGACGACGGCCAGGGCGGCATGCGCACCGACATCTACATCGACCGGGTCGTGGCAAAACGCGCCGGCATGCCCGGCTCTGGTATCGACAAGGCACTTCGCGGCCGCGGCGCCCAGCTTCCGAGGGTGCGTCGGTGACACCCGTTCAATTGACAGAACTGCTCTGCTCCCTCGTGGAGGCCGCCTCGGCCGGCCGTTCTCAGCGCGTCCCCGAAGCCGCCCAGTTCTTATGGTCGACCTTTAAAGAACTGCACGCGAGAAGGCGCACCGGCCTCGGCCCGGAGCCGATCAGCCCATCCGACCTCCAGGCGTGGGTGACGCTGAGCCGGACGCCTCTGGCGCCTCATCATGTCGACATACTCCTCGCCATGGACGCCGCGTGGGTGGCGGCTCCCCTTCAAGGCGACAGCGCACCACCGTCGGTCAATCGATCGTCAGGTCAGCCTCTCACAGCAGCAGCGTTCGATGCGGTGTTTGGATAATGGCAAAGAACCGCAACCCGCGCGCTTACAAGAACGGCATGTTCATGGGCTATACCGAGTATCGCTACGGCCTGACGAAGCCAATCACGCTTGCTGGCGGGCCGCGCCGGCCGGAGCCTGTCGTGAGAGGCCAAGCGCGCGAGAGCCTGATAGATCGCGTTATGGAGGCGATGGGCGATTGGCGCAAATCTCCCTTCGAACACGAAGGCTCCATGCGTGCTGGCCTGCGCAGCGCGTGGTGTCTAGACGGCAATGACTGGAGCCGCGCCGACTATCAGGCCGCTGTCATTGTGAGCGCTGCCCTCGATCGTATGGGCGCCGCTAGGCCGTCATTCGAACAGGCTCAACGTGGATATGCCAGCGGCTCCGACTACTGCCACTGGTGCTTTCGGCCGATCGACGAGGATGATCGCAGCCGTGGCCGTCGGTTCTGTTCACCGGACTGTGCTCGCACCGCTCTCGAATATATGGCCCGAGAGACGAACCATCACTACGGCGCCGTGCTGCGATCGGCGATCAGGCTGCTCGACATTGAGAAAGCAGAGCCTCAGACCTGCAGCTATTGCGAGCGAACCTTCAAGGCCGACCGTCACGCGAAATATTGCAGCACGGCTTGCACGAATGCAGCGGCCCGGATCCATGAAGATCGCCACTGCGCTATGTGCTCCGCGATCTTTCGGCCGGTGAACCGAGACCAGCGCCATTGTTCGCAGAGCTGCAGCCGGCGCGCCGCGATGAAAGCCGAGGCTGAAGCGCTGGCAGGCGTTCGCCTGACATGCGAGGCGTGCGGAGGATCGTTTCAGCCGAGGCACAAGAGCGCCCGGTACTGCTCGTCAAAGTGCCAGCAGTACAATGGCACGCGTCTCTATCGGGAGCGTCGCCGGCCACTGCCGCCGCGCCCAACTCCATGCGGATGGTGCGGTGAGGTCTACCAGCCAAAGATCAAGCTGCGTGACGGCGTGCCCGGCTACTGCTCGCCGAGGTGCAACAAGGATGCCAGCCGCTTCAAGTCTGGATGGGTACCGCGCGAGCTCACCAGTCGAGTCTTCGATCGCTACTTCACCTGCCCAGCCAATGAACTGGCCGCCCGTCGCGTGACGGCCGCCAAGCTCGACTGGTGGTTCATGGAGCAGGGCTTACGGGTAACTCATGAGCGAGAGGTCGCCTGATCATGATGACTGAACCACAAGTGGTCGACCTGTTGGTCCGGAAGAGCAGCGATTTCTGGGCAGAATTACAAGTGTCGGACGAGACAGGAAGCACGCTCATCGACTTCACAGGCGCCACGCTCCTGATGGATGTCCGCAATGGCCAACAAGGCCCGGTGGTGATGTCTCTGTCCACCGACAACGGCATGCTTGTCACCCCTTCCGTCGCTGATCCATCGGTCGATCCGAATGTTCGCATCGAGATCGCATGGGAGGCCTTGGCTTCCGACACGGTCAAAGTCGGCACCTATGGATACGACGTTGTCATGGTCACCGGAGATTACCGGACGCGGCTGTGGACGGGGCAGATGACAATCAAGGATGGGTTCACGCGATGACCGTCTACACGTCAGGTGCACGCATTAAGCTGAGGGCCGCAGGCGTACAGGGTGTTCCTGGTCCGCAGGGAATACCCGGTCCGCGAGGGGTGCCCGGCCCGATCGACACGAGCTACACGGACGCCCAGATCGGCCTTGTCGGCGAGCGCATTTCGGCACTCTCACGGCGACAGGGGTATCTTCTGCCGTCAAAGTGCCCACCCTCGACCTATCTCACGCTGAAGGACCAGTTCTCGGTCGTCGATGACTGGGGCCACAACGCACAGTCGTTCTGCGTGGTGCCGGCGTTCGGCGAGATCTATGTTCTCTACCCGCACCACACCGACACCGCCCGCGTCTATGTCTCGCGATACCGCATCGATGGTGTGTTCATCGAGGGGAAGGCATTCGACGGCGTCGGCCACGGTCAGGGCCTGTCGTACGAGAAGGTCGGTTCCGATGTGATCCTATGGACTGGCGCCGGCCAGTACGAGGACAAGATCGCTCGCATCAACTACTCGACCGGGGCGGTGACGATCTTTCCGCTGAACCTCGGGTTGGCGGTGCCGGGATGGGCCAGCAATTCCTACGCGACGGTGTCGCTTTCGCCGGACGGAACGGAATTCGTCATCAGGCAGGTACAGGCGACGGGGCCGAACCATCTCTTCTTCTTCAAGAAAGCCGACATCCTCGCCGGCAGCATCACGGCGGTGCCGACCTACTTCCACGACGACCCCACGGTGACCACGACGCGGGCATGCCAAGGGCTGGCACATGGCGGCGATGTCGTCTACGCGCAGCACGGCGAGCAGCCGACCAGCCCGTTCAAGAGCCGGGTGCTGTTCGCGTATGACCGCGTGACGGGCGCGATGATCGATCGCGTCTCCATCCGCCTCGGTGTCTATGGGGCGCAGGCTGATCATCAGATCATCGCCGGCGACCCGGCATCGGAACCCACCGGCTCGTGGCGCGCAGGCCCGGAGGGCATCAGCTACGCGATCGACCACCGCACGGGAGGCGCCTCGCTCTACTACAACAACCAAAGCGCCTACAGCTACGACAAGAAGATCAATCGCATCTACGCGTTCGACGATGACGTTGTATTCCGCACCAAGGCGCTGGCGGTCGAACGGCCTCTGTTCCCAAACAATGCGTCGGGGGTGACGGGCAAGCCATATAAACCAGTCGTGAAGCTGTTCCGCATCGTCTACGACGGGGCAAAATGGGTGCCGTGGACGAACTCCAGCGGGACGTCGACGCCGAGCGGAACCGCATCGTCCATGTTCTACCAGAGCGTCACCCGCATTTATGAAGACCCCGCAGACCTGAACAAGCAGAAAAGAATTGAAGACAACGGCCCAGGTGTCTCAATCGTCCTAGACGAGACGTACGGTTCCTTGCTATTCGCGGCTGTACAGGCTGACAATAGCTTGAGCACACGAGGCATCGTCCCGGCACTTTACGACCGTTCCGCAGATGAAACATCTGTCGGCCAAGCGCATATAACGATCGTATTCAATGACTTCGCTAAACAGGCCGGCGCCGATACCAATTCGGCGCTAGCGGCAAACTCCGCCCGGTTTTCGACCGGCTTCGACGTGAAGATCATGCTTATCGTGGGCATGCCGCTCGAGCAAACGTACCTCGGGCCTGTCGCTGTCGATCCAGATGCGTAGAGGCGAATGCGTGGCTGGTGACCTAGGAACGTGCATCATCTCGGAATAATGCAGACAGCAACGAGGGGAGATGACGCGTTCACTGCGCAGCTCTACCCTCTCTTCTCGCTTTTCTCCGTTCACCAGCCAGGCGTAGCCGTTCCGGCTCACTGTACAGCCGCTCGTACAGCGCTTCTGCAAAATCCATCAGATCATCGGCGTCAGCGTCGGAAAGATCACCTGCATGTGCGCCGTCATTGCCGTCCTCGCGGATGCACTCAGCTAAAGCCTTCAGCTCTCCCGGAAGACGACCTTGCTCGATAAGCCATGGAACCCTCAAGCCTAGATCTCGTCGCTGCTTCTGATTTGGTTGCAACACCGCAGTATCGTCAGGGTTGGGCAGGAGGGGCCGAGTGGCTAAATCTAAGCTTAGTCTGAACATGGTAGCAGCAGCGTTGAAACACCCGATGGAGCGACATTTCGCGCCTTCGTTGAAGCATTTCGCCACTGCCTCTGGTGTGAACTGTGGAGCCGATACGGCTTGACGACCCTTTAGGGATACATATCCTTTGATCTCATATCGGTCGTTGAGGGTTATACCAAGTTGAAGAATATACGAAGGCTGATCTGACAAGCGTTGTCCGATCTCGCCATCGTATCCGCTGGTGCTAAGAGCTACCACAAAGGTAGTCGACTTATGGCAATTCCTGCAGATCGCAAAAATCTCATGCCACGTCTTCCATCTATACTCTCGATGCGTGAATAGCTGAGCCTCTACGTCAAACGTCATATTCGTTGCCGGACAGCGAGGGCAGTTTGCAACGAGCAAGTTCGTCTTGCGGTTTGAAGCCGGGTCCAT